CGACCTCGCTCATGTGGTGCTCCTCATGTCCTCACCTGTGATTGCCTGGAGTCTGCCCGCCTGGGCCAGTCGCGAGCGCACGCGGTCGCCGAGGTACGCCCACAGCTGCTGCTCGCTGAGATTCGCGGTGCAGATGATGCGCCCGCCCAGCTCGCACCGACGCCCGATGAGCGACTCGGCCAGGTCGGACGCGAACGGCGTGATCATCCCCTTGACCTCGTCGACGACGAGCAGGTCTGCGCGCAGCAGGGGCTCGACTATCGGCCGCAACGGTCGGTCATCGCGCAGCTGGTCGCGCAGGCTCGAGAGCAGGTCAGGCCACGCTACCCATTGCACGGTCATTCCGAGGTCGAGGCAGAACAGTGCTGTCGCGCACGCGAGCCAGCTCTTGCCCCGCCCCGGTGCGCCGTACCAGACCCGCGCCAGCTGATCGCCTGACCGGATGACCTGCGCCAGCTGTTCGACCTGGCCAAGCGTGCGCTCTCCTCGCCAGGAGGGCCTGACCTGGTGCGCCCACACCGGAAGACGTGCCGCGTTGAGCCGTCGGACACGGCGCAGGACTGGCCCGCAGTGGCTGCACTCGCGTGACCGCTCATAGCCGTCCGCGTCGACCTCGAACCGGAACCCGGATCGGCATCGGTCGGGACAATCGCCCTCCACTCTCAGGCCTGCGTGACCTCGATCGGTGATGACCTCGGACACGACCATCGGCCGCATCTCTCGCGCCACTGGTCGCCCCAGGGCGAACGCCTCTGCCAGAGACGTCCAGTCGACTGCGTCCGTCATAGTAGTCCCTCCGTCACGACCCGTGGGGACGCCACGGGCTCTCCGCTCTGGTATGCCGCGCTCGGCTGGCGCTCGACTCGCCGCACTCGCTGCTCGGGCTCGCCCGCTGCTACTGCGGCCACGACTGGACGCAGGTACGCGATGGTCAGGTCACCCTGGCACCGCTCCGACGCGCGCCGGATGGCCTCGGTCATCGCCTCATGGCCATGAGCCGTCACCATCGTCGCGAGACTTTGCACCGTGGCCGGGGATACCTGCATCGCCTGTCGCCCGCTCTGCGTGCGGCGGAATGCCTCGACCACAGCAGCGAGCCCGTCAGGCGGCGGCGGGGGCTGAAGCGGCGCAGGCTCAGCGCGCGCGCGCGACGTAGTACCGTCCACCTCTACTAGGACACTGTCCTGTATGTCCTGTCCTGTATGTCCTGTCCTGTCAGGCGTTACGTTGCGTTGTTCGCCGTTACGTAACGTTACGTCGCCGTTACGTAACGGTGCGTAACCGTTACGCACGGGTTCGTTCGCGGCGTCTCTGGCCTGTCGATTGCGCTCGCGGAACGCTCGCTGGCGCTCCGAGTTGCTCGGGTCGGGCTGGTGCTCTGACCATCGCGGGGTCGTCCATCCCCCATCGCACTCGACGAGCATCCCGACGGCGCGCAGTCCGCTAATCGACCTCGCGACCGTGGACTCGTCCATCTGCCACAGGTCCGAGATGACCACCGGGTCCAGATCGTCATCCGTCGCGATGCCGTTCCCACGCTTCAACGCGCAGAGCACCGCAGGCCACACGGACACAGCCCGCGCACGCCTGAGCCGGCCGTCGGCATGGCAGTCCGTATCCAGCCGCACCCAGGTCATGGCCGACGCTCCAGCATCGCGATCAGCTCGTGGACGTCCAGCTCGAGGACCTCGGCGAGCCGAGGCACGTGCCGGGCCGCAGGGAGTACCTTGCCGCGCTGCCAGTTACTGACCGCTGCGACGCTGACGCCGATGTCCTGAGCCAGGTGCCCGATGGTGATGCCACGGGCCATGCAGATGTATCTGATGTGTTCCTTGAGCATAGGCCAATCCTAGCGGTTGCGGCATATCCGTCAAGATGAAAAAAAAGTAAAAAATAGTATAGACATCGAGCCAGCGCTGTGCCACTATCCACTCATCAGCGACGCAATTCCGCGCCGCTGAAACCCGGAGGAAGTAGGATGAACTACGCACACCCCAGCACCATGACCATCGCCCAGATTGAGCGCAGCATCAAACGCGCAACGTCGGCCGCGAAGATGGCCGCGCTGGACGGCCGATACTCTGACCAGACCCGCCACCTGCGCCGCATCTACCGTCTGGAGTGCGAGCTGGAGCGCCGCTAACCCACTGACGAGGCCCCGGCGGGGGCCGAAACGCCGAGAGGCGTCTGGGACGCATGTTGCGCCACAATGGAGGACGAATGGAACGAAAAGACTACATCGGCGGAACGGACGTGTCGGCGATCCTCGGTCTCAATAGCTACTCGACCATCGGCGAGGTCTGGCGCAGGAAGCGCGGCCTCGATGGCGAGGTCGAGGCCAACGAGCGCATGCGATGGGGCCTGCTGCTGGAGCCGGTCATCCTCGCCGAAACAGAGGCCCGCCTCGGCGTCGTCGGAGAACGGCCTGGGCTGATCCAGCATCCGTTCATCGAGCATCTGGCCGGCACGCCCGACCTGGTGTACCAGCGCGACGGTGAGTGCGTGGTCGTCGACGCGAAATGGAGCAAGGTGCGCGGCCTGGCCGCCGACGGCACCATCGCCGACGTCGACAATGGGAGCGTGCCCGGGTCGTGGTGGTGCCAGCTGCATCATTACGCCTGGCTGGTCGAGGAGACTCGCGGAGTGCCCTGCCGCCTCGGCCAGATTGCGGCGCTGACGCCCGATGGGCTGCGTATCATCGACGTGCCGATCGACATCGCCTGGTATCGGGAGTCTGTCTTGCCGCGACTGGATGCGTTCTGGGCCTCGGTGCAGGACGGCATCGAGCCCAGCCTGCCCGAGCCGGTCAAGGTTACGCCGCCGCCAGCGCTCGACGGCATCGACGACGCCGTCGCCGACTACCTGGCCGCGTCGGCTGCGATTGACGAGGCCGAGCAGATGAAAGCCTCGGCTAAAGCCCGCATCGAGGAGGCCATAGCTGCCGCTGGTCATCCGGGCAAGTCGACTGCAGGAGGAGCGACCATCAGCTACATCGTCACCAAGGGCCGCGTCAGCCTCGACAGCAAGCGCCTGGAGGCCGACAACCCCGAGCTGTTCGCGTCGTACAGCAAGGTCGGGGCCTCGTTCTCGTCGATTCGCGTATTCGCCAAAGCTGAAAAAAGATGAAAAACGATATAGACTTCGGCGATGAGTGGTAGCACTACCCACCCACGGCAACGCAATATCTCGGTCCTGACCCACTGATGAGTGCCCGGCAGGGGACGAAACACCGACAGGTGTATGGGATGCACGGCGCATGGTGCGCCACACCACAGGAGGATAGATGAGTAATGATTTGACGCTGGTCCGCCGGACCATCAGCGACCTCAGCAGCGATTTCCAGGGCTCGGCACTGTTGCCGAAGCACTTGCGCAACCCGGCAGACATGGCACTGGTCATGCACATGGGTGACGTTCTCGGCATCGATCCGCGACAGGCGATCTGGTCGATGCACGTCATCGACGGCAAACCGAACATGAGCGCCGACCTGATGGCGGCAGTCTGCTCGCGCTCTCCGCTGTGCGAGTACCTGATGCCGACCGTGATGACGCCGACGCGCGTGGAGTACGCCGCGAAGCGGCGCGGCTGGCCGGCAGAGGTACGCATGTCGTTCACCATGGAGGACGCGCAGCGCGCCGGACTCGCGGGTCGGGATAACTGGCGGAAGTACCCGATGGCGATGCTGAAGGCCCGCTGTCTCGCCATGATTTGCCGAGCGACCTGGCCGGACCTGCTGGCTGGCGTCTACGATCCGGACGAGCTTGCGCCGGCGTCAGCGTCTGAGTCCCCGGTGCGCGTCGAGCCGAGCCGAGCCGAGCCGAGCCGACTGGAGCCGACTCGGGCCGACTCTGACCTGGTCATCGAGGTCGGATCAGGAGCGTCCATCAAGGCGCAGGTCGCCGCACAGAAGCCGAAGCGCCGCGTCACCCAGGCACCGACGCCTGAGCCTGTCGTGGTCGAGCCGGCTGTCGAGCCCGACCAGGCCATCGTGGTCGAGCCGGTTGTCGAGCCCGAGCCCGAGCCCGACTATCGCGCCGACGTGCGGTCCAGTCTGCGTCGCATCGGCGCGACCATGACCGACCTCCTGGCCTACGCCGAGAACGCCCTGGGGCGCCCTGTGGGGCCTCCCGACACCTGGTCCGTAGCTCAGGCGCGGTTCATCGCTCAGAAGCTGTACAACGGCTGGGCAAGCGGCCTGGCCGCGTGGATTAGCCAGCCGCCGAGCGACATCGACGCCGACCAGCTCCCCGAGTAACCCGCCCCTGCCCTCCCAGGGGTCGAGCCCGATCCGTCGGCGGGTAGTCCGACGTTGTGCCGCCACGGGATACGCCCGTTCGACTCGGGCAGCGGCATCAGGAGGTAGAGATGTACGGTGAGCGCATCATGTGGGCGCTGGTCCTCTACGCCGCCGGGTTCGCCTCGGCGGTCATCGTCGGCGCGCGAAAAGGCGAACAGGTGTCTGCGGGAGTGGCCGACGTGCTCGACACCTGCGACGAGCTCGCCCGCGCCGACCGGGTGGACTGCAAGCGATGCGTGCTGGCCGTGCCGCCTGGAGACGACCTGCGGGTCGCGCGGATGCCGCGGGCAGTCACCCCGTGACCCCCGGCACCCGAGTCATCATCCTCCGAGGCGCCCGCGTCCAGTTCCGCGCCCGCGTCGAGCGCATCTCATGGCCGGGCGGGGACATCATCATGCACGACGTCTGCCAGCTCGACGGGCGTGTCGTCCTGACCACCGGGTTCATCGACCCGATGCCGCTCGTGTTGCGCGCCAAGGCGCGGCAGCACACCGTGATTAGCTACGGCGGGTACGGCGGCGAGATGACCGCGGAGGCCGACGAATGGGACCACTAGGAATGGAGCATGCGATGAAGACGAAACCGACCGACATGGACCACGAGGCCGCGCGGCTGTTCCGCGTAGAGGCCCGCATGCGGGCCTTCACTGAGTTCGCCCGGGGGACGGTGATATGCCTCGACTCGATGAGCGACGGAACCGGATGTGTGACACTCGTAGGGGAGGGTACATACGAGGCTTTGGGACGGCCGGTCGCCATCGACACCGACGACCCCTCCACGGTCGGGTGCATGCTCGCGCAGGTCGAGCAGTCGCGGCCCGGGTTCGCGGTGAGCATCATCGACCGACTGGCGACGCTGCCGGACGAGCCAGACCGCAGGTTCGCTGTGCTCTCGGCGAACAAGCCGGGAGTGCAGGAGATGGTCACCGGCCCGACCCGCGGCGCCGCCCTGGTCGCAGCCATGAAGGCGCTCAAGGGGGCGGCGGCGTGAACATCCTGCACGACAAGCCGTCGCCGGACAACGACGAGCCGGAGGATGAGGGCGAGTGGTGAGCCCCGCCGAACTGGCCTACCGCTGCGGCCTTCTCGCGCTGTCGTTCATTGCGTGCGGCGCGTACCTGCCGGCGATGGCGAGTGCGGGCGCATCCGTGCGGACTGGCGGCGCCGTGGAGACATCGCCCTCGCCGCCGCTCAACTGGCCACCATCGCAGCCGGGCGCGCGAATCCGCCGCCGCCCGGGATTGGAGTGGACGCTCAATGACGCCTGAAGAGCACGTTTCCGAAGCCCTCCGCGCCCGCGTGCTCGCCGTCGCCGGCGGCGCCGACGTCCACTTTGAACGCCTGGAATTGCCGGGCATCATCGCGCCCCGGCTTCACTTCCGCGTGTGGGTCGGGCCGCTGGGGAATGGGGCGAGGGCGTTCAACGGGAGCACGCTGCCTGAGGCGGTGGACCGAGCCGTGTTCTGTCTGACGCCGGACGACCCGCTGCCCTGGTGATCACCGCCCTCGGGCCACCATCGCCCGCTCGACCGCTTGGGCGAGGTCGCCGCCCGGCAGCATGCAAGCCGCCCCGTGCGGCCCGTCGCAGTCGTGCTCCGTCACGATGACGCAGCTGACGCCGTAACCTCGGGCCACGCGCGCCACGTCGAGGCAGGAGACGGACGCCGCCTCGCCGATGGTCTCCGGGGTGACGATGCAGTCGCATCGCTCGGCGCGCAGTTCCGCAAGACCCGCTGTGAGGTCGTCCACGCGATATGTGACCGCGCCGGGCATCGTCCGGGCGTCGAGGTCGGAGACGCAGCCGGCGATGATGCAGAGGCGCATGCTATTCCGTGGCGCGTGGGGCCTGCGCTCTTGCCCGGGAAAGGGCAAGTTCAATGCGCGCGTCGGCCTCGCCGCGGTCGAGCTTGTCGTCGCGGAGGCGGTCCACCCGGCCTTCCAACGTCTCGACTCGGCGCCGCGTCTCGACGTGCGCGTGATTGACTGAGTCGATGGCCTGCAGCATCGGCGTCAGCCTGCGCCCGAGCATCGAATCGACGAGCCAGACGAACCCGCCCATCAGCGCGACCATGATGCCCACGAGGGCTCCGAGCGTGCGAACAAGCTCGCCGATGTCGACCATCATCTCGCCCCCTCCACGACGCCCCAGGCGACCACCGCGCCCGCCGCAGCGCCGATGCCGAACCACACCAGCGGAGACCATTCGTCACGAAACTCTACGAGCAGGTCGCGCGTCACCGCGAGTTCGCGCTCGGCGTCTGCGAGTGCGTGCACGGCGTCGCGGTCCTGGTCGGCGTGCTCGTAGGGGTAGATGAGCCCGGCGACCGGCACGGGGCAGCCAGCCTGCGCCGGCACGGGCCACGGGTCGCCGGTCATGTGCGCCGGGCACGCGCCCCACACGGCAGCGGCGAGGACGGGAGCGAGCATCACAGGCAGCCATCCCGCGCGCTGCGGACGGCGCGGATGCCGTCCTCGTACTCCTGCAGCGCGAGTCGCGCTTGTTCCGCCCGCAGCGCCGCACGCTCGACACGCTCTCGGGCCAGTTCGGCGCGGAGCTTCAGCAGGACGTGCCGGCGGTCGGCTTCGATCGCCAGGTCTACGATGCGCAGGAGGATGTTCACGGCATCACGCCCGCGCCTAGGGCCGACCACGCGACGGGGAGGTCTGGCGGGTCGAACGGGGGCGGTGCTGTGGCGAGCGTGCTCATACGGCCATGATGCTACGACTCAGCCCGAGCTGCCAGCCTGAGCCGCTCGGCCTGCGACGGCTCCGACGCAGCCTGAGATGCCAGCGACGACCGCGCCGAGCGTCGCGCCGTCTGCCTGGCCAGTGACGAGCGCCGCCACGCCCAGGACAGTGAGCCCGGCGATACCAGCGAGGCCGACGAGGACGGTGCGGCTCCATCGCTCGCGCGACAGGACCAGGCGCCTCGGCTCTGCATGAGGGTCAGTCACGGCCCGACAGACCCGCGCAATGCGCGCATCGTGTAGTCCACGGGCGCCTGATTCCAGCCAGCACGCCACCGGATGGACGACACAGCGACCGCATCGACGTTGCCGCCGCTGCCGGGGCCTACGATGCGGCCGATGCGCAGCAGGCCCTCATTGCCAGCCGTAAAGCTGGCCCATGGCGTCGAACTCAGGCCCGTCCAGATTCGGACTGGACCAGCCCAGACCTCAGTGTAGCTCGTGGCCGCCGTCGTGCCTGACGAGACACCATTCGCACATCGGATGGTGAGCCACAGACTGCGATTGGGGAGTCCGCCAGTCAGGACCAGCGAGGTCAGGCTCCCGGCCCCGCTCGAGGCCCAGAGGCCCGTCGAGGTCACCGCGGGGATGAACTGGTTTCCGCCGGCCGCCATGCAGAACGCGAACGCATGCACGATGTTCGCGCTCGTGCTGGCTGGCAGTTGGCACAGGACACGCAGCTCAAAAGACCCCGCGATGCTCATGCCCGTCACTGGAGCGAGCCCGCCGACTCCGGTGACGATGGTCTTGCTCATGTAGGCCGCGCCACTGTTCGCAGTCGGAGTCAGCAGGCGTGCGGTGTAGGCGCCAATCGTGGACGACGTGTCCGCGAGCGTCCCGGTCTTGGTCCACCCATCGGCCTCCATCGTGGTGCCGCTGGCGGCGCTCCACTCGTAATCCCACACGTCGGCGGCATAGGGCGATGAGCCGGGGAGGTTGGTCAGCAGCGAGCCGTCAACCGCGGGCAGCCGGCCGGACCCGTCGAGGACCGGGACATTGCCCGAGCCCGTGCCCGTGTTGACGGTCGCCGCGGTGCCAAGCCCAAGCGTGGTGCGCGCCGTCGCTGCGTCTGCGTCGTCTAGGAGCGTGCGCGCAAACGCAGTCAGGGTCGCCAGCGCGCCGCTGCTCGCCCCGGTGTAGTAGGCGATTCGGTCGGCGGCAGGGGTCAGCCCGTTGATGGAGGTGAGCGGCGCTTTCAGCAGCGCGGCCCCATCCGCGTAATACGTCGTGGAGCCCGCAGCGTTCTGGAATCGGCCATTGAGGATCGCACTGCTCACCGGCGCCGCAGCCAGTCCGGCCGAGTCGCTGATGAGCAGCCGCGTGGGCAGGGTGTTGTTCGTGATCGTGCTGCCCGGATTGAACAAGCATCGGTCGAGGAGCAACAGACCCGTGAACCCCGCCGATACGGTCAGATTGCCCAGGGTGCAGCCGACGACGTAGATGGTTGCGCTGATTGCCCCGATGGTCAGGCCGCCCTCCAGCTGGCACTGCTCGATGCGATGCACACCGGCGCCGGTAGTCGAGATGGTGGTCAGCCCCTCGATCTGCAGCGACACGAGGCGCACGCGGACGGCATTGTTTCCGATGGTCAGACCGCGACCGCTGGACAGCGACGCAACAGTCCCGCCGAAGTCGCCAGCCTGCGGGCCGATGATGCTGATGTTGTTGCGTCCCGCCGGAATCGTGACCGTCGCGCCGCCGTAGGAGCCGGGGCCGACGATGACCTGATAGGCGGGTCCTGCGGTCGTCGCGTCGATGGCCGTCTGGATGTCGCGAGTCGGCGAGCCGGCGATCGCCCCTGCCTGCGCATACTCGGAGAAGGTCTGCGACGGTAGCCGCTCGTATCGGTCGGTGAGCCCGGTGACCAGCGTCGTCCCAGCAGGGCCGACTGGCCCCTGGATACCCTGCTCGCCCTGGATACCCTGAGCGCCCTGGATACCCTGAGCGCCCTGCTCTCCCTGGATTCCCTGCTCACCCTGGATTCCTTGCTCGCCCTGGACGCCCTGCGGTCCCTGCTCGCCCTGGATACCCTGCGGTCCCTGGACACCGGCGACGCCCTCCAGATTGACCGACCAGCTCGCATAGGTGCCCGAGCCAGTGTGCTGCGACACGTCGACCACAAGCACGCCGGTCGCGGCGTCGTAGGACACCATCAGCCCGTGCATGTGATGGTCTAGGTCGTAGGCGATGATGATCGGCTGACCGACTGTGTAGTCGAGGTCCAGATCTACGGTCAGGGTCTGCGTCCCGTTCGCCAGGGTGAGCGAGGTCGTGCTCGTCGTGGCGTATCGGTCGCCATCGGCACCAGGAGTGCCGGCGATGCCCTGCTCACCCTGGACACCCTGAATGCCCTGGACGCCCTGAATACCCTGGTGCCCCTGCTCGCCCTGGACGCCCTGGATTCCCTGCGGACCAGCAGGGCCGGCAGGCCCGGCAGGACCGACGCCGCCTCGGAGCGTGCTGTAGCCTGGTGACGTGGACATGAGCCTCTCCTATCAGGTGGGCCAGAACGTGGCGGTGATGGTGCAGGTCGAGCCGACATCGCCCGCATATGCGAGCGTCGTGGCTCCGGTGCCGTAGAGCCCGAGCGTCAGGCTCTCGCCGTGTGCGATCTCGACCGCGCCCTGTACCGTCGCAGGCGACTCGGTCGTCAGGTCGCTCCGACCAGAGATCCAGACGGACCCGGACGCGCTGGAGTTGCGCACGATCACCACGACGAGGCGCCGGTTGGCCGCCAGCGCCAGGCCAGACGCGAACGAGAAGAAGTCATCGGACGCGGTCGTCGTCCAGTCGGTCGAGCTGATGGTGATCGGGAGGAGTGACGCGCACTCGCTGCCGTCGATGTCGGGGATGCTGCTTGGCATGTCTACCTCGGGGGGATGAGTCGTTGTTCGCGTGCAAGACCGCTGGGGCGGAAGTCGATGTGCACGAACCGGCCGGTCACTAGGCCTGGATTGGCCACGTCCGGCGGATACCAGAACAGGCCGCCAGGTGGCAGTCGCCCGTCTCTCTGCGCTGCGTCGAGGCGGCGGAATACCTCGTCGCATGGCAGGCCCGACGCCACGAAGTCGAGCGCGGCGCCCCGTCGCTCAGGTGGCTCGCGCATGAATCGCATGGTTGCCACCGCGCGCTGCACAGGTGGCAGGTGCATCGACGATGCCCGGCCGCCCTCATTGTGCTCGGCAGGCCTGGCGCCGCTCAGGCAGCGCATCGGGACACCGAGCAGCGCTCGCGCCGGCTCCAGCACATGCACGGCGAGGTACTGATACCGCGCCAGCTCGCCGGCCGGGTCGTCAGGCCACCAGCCGCGCCCGAGCGTAAGCTCGCCGGCGCTAAAGTGCGGCGACACCATCATAGGCTACAACATAGGCTACAACTTGCTGATGACGCTACATCGCGACCGTGCGCGGTCATCTCCCATGAGGTGCCACGCGGTCGGATGCACCCGGCCGCATAGAGCGACTCGGCGGCGGTCATGCCAGGTGGCTCGCCGTGCTGCATGCGTAGCAGTGCGCGACGAGCATCCGGGCCAAGCTCGCGCCAGGTCAGGACGGCATCGATGATGAGCGGCTGCGACATGATGGCACGGTAGCACGCACGCCATGGGCGCGCACCTGTCAGGCGATGATCTGACCCGGGTCGGATACGTCGAGCACTCCAGCGTCGGCTAGATACGCCTGGCCCTGCTGCGACGTGGTGACGGTCGTGTAGGCGTCGGCGTGGATGATGTCGCCTGGAGCAGCGCCGTGAGGAGCTGCGAACACGAGCCGATTGAGCGCCGTGTTGACGGTCGCGATCTTGCAGGCTGTCCTGGCGGACCATGCCCCGGGCGTGAAGACGACGACGTAGTCGCCACTTGTGAAGCACTGAATGTCGGCGTCGCTGTAGTCGTCGGGCTCGATCTGCAGCACCGTCGGCGAGAGCACGCTGTGGACGGTCGCGCTCTGCGCCCAGCCGCCAGCGATACCGCCATAGGGCCGCAGTTCGAGGCGCAGGGTGTTCTCGACGAGGTCGCGTCGCATGCCGACGACGCGGCAGAGCGTATTCGACGCGGTCGTCGTCGGGTCGATGCCGATAGCCCATGTCGACGTGAGGCGCACGATGGAGCCGAGGCCCAGTCGGATGGCGTCCGGTTTGTCGGCTCTGATGGTCATCACCCACCGCAGTCGCGGCGAACCGATGCGCGCTCTGATGTCGCTGACAAGCTCGGCGGCGGCGGCTGCTCGACCGCCGGCCGATGCAATCTGGACCCCTGGCAGGTCGAGCACGAGCGGCTGACCAGAGTCAGCGCCAGCGTCGTTGCGCTCGGTGCTCGTGTTGATCATGACCTCGTCGGGTTTGTCCGCACTGACCGCTGCGCGGTAATTGAGCCTGACCACATACGACCGCACGGTGCGCTGGTCGTAGACCACCGATACGGGCGCGCGGCCGCTCGTCACGACCAGGTCATCGTCGGAGATGGAGAGCACGACCTGGGTTGCGTCGGCTGCACTCATGGCGACGGGCTCGATCCGCCACACGCCATCGATGCCGATGACCTGCGCAATCTGGACGCCGCACGCGAGCATGAGTCCGGTTGTCTGCTCGCTGATCGTCTTGCCCCGGAGGGCCTCGTACCGCTGACCACTCAGGGCAGGCGGCCCAACAAATCCGGCGAATGCGGTGTAGCGCACGCCCGTCCCTGGCAGGTTCGCGCCGATGGGCAGGCTGTCGGCGAGGCCGTTGTCGCGATTGCCGACGCCCGACATGAGCAGCGAGGCCACGTACTCCATCGGCTCGCTGCCGTAGGCGGCGGCCACCACCTGGCAGGTCAGCGGCGGGTCATCCTCGAGCGAGAGCACGCACGGTGCAGAGTCGGGCTCCTGGACCTCGTACCAATAGACCGTGTCGCCCGTGGTCGGGTGCGTGTCGCTGATGCTGCCAGTGATCCAGATACGGACGGGCGTCTCTCCCGAGCCTGTGATCTCTAGTAGCTGCGGCGTGCCGCTGCCGGTGTAGACGTCATCCTGCCACGGGCCGATGTACGGCTCGCCCGACTGATACCACCACCAGGCCGGCCCCTGGTGCGGGTAGTGATTGAGGTCGGGGTCGCCGACTCGGTTTCCGACGACCGTGATTGCTCGGTCCTCGCGCACGATGGCGCGCTGTGGCAGCCGCCGTGAGCGTACCTGTGCATCCGTCTCGCCGATGAGCCAGCCAGCCCGGCATGCTCGACCGCCACGCACCCATGCGACCTCGGCAGGCCATGTGATGCTTTCCTCCGTGAGATAGGCCCACACGTCCCACTCGGCACCTGGCCTACTGAGTTGCGCCCGCGCATCTCGCGGCTGGAGCCCGAGCGCGTCGGGGTCGGACCAGCACGCCACGGTGGTCTGCCAGGCCTGCGGCTCGTTGACGACGGCGAGCAGCCGGTCGGGCCAGGCTACGACCTCGGACGTAAGCGCCGGGTCGAGCAGCCTGAGCGGAGAGTGGACTCCAACGTCGCCGCTGATGTAGACGGTATCCCTGCCCGCTGCCAGAGCGGCCGCGAACTGTGTCACCTGAGCGCCGCCTGGCTCCAGTAGCAGGTCCGGCGACGTGTAGCCAATCGGATTGCCCTGGATTGGGTTGGGGCGGTCGACCGATGCCGTCACCAGGCGCACGCTGCTGAGGGTCGCGATGATCGCCTGTGAGGTCGCGTCGAGCGTGACGGCGCCTGATGCGATGTTGACGGCGGTCATCGTCAGCGGGATGCGCCGGAGCGAGTACGACACGATCCAGTCCACGGTGTCGGCGATGCCAGTCGTCAGCAGATGCGCGCCCGGTACGCTCGTCGTCGAGCGCGCCTCGGTGCCGACGCCGAGCCGGTAGCTCATGGCGGCAGTGAGCGGGGCAATCCGCAGGCTGATGGTCCGTCCGTCGTAGGTCGGTGCCGAGTCCAGCAGCCCGGCCCAATACTGGACCCACCCGAGCGCCGAGCCCGCCTCGTCGAGCGCGCTGACGTAGATGGTCGCTCGGCGACCGCGCCAGGTCGTAACCTCGCTCGTCACCCATGGCTGCTCGCCCTGGGTCGGATTGACGGCGTGCGTCTGCGTCGCCCAGAGGTCAGCGCCACGGGTCGCGCCGACGAACCAGTATCCGCCGACCGTGCTGGTCGACGTAGCCCACAGGACCTCCTGACCGATGTGGATCGGACCTGGAGTCGTCCAGCCGCTGACGTCCGACGCGACCTGGATATCGACCGGGCCTGAGCCGGCGCCGGCGTGGTCGAGTGGCGACACGAGCTTGACTCTCTGCGTCGCGGCAGTCCTGCCTGCGACGCGCAACAGCATGGACATCGGGTCGACCGTGGCGCCAGTATCAGCGCGACGCGCACCGTAGGCGAGCACGGACACCTCGACCGGCGACTGCGACGCGACCGGCGACACGTCGTCGAGCGTGCCATCGATGGGTCCGACGTCGAGTACGGCGTCGATGAGGTCGACCGGCGACTGCACGAGCGCCCCGGTGTAGTCGTACAGCCGGCCATCGATGACCGATGCACCAGGGCCGACTGAGGAGCACAGCCGGAACGGTAGACCGTCGACCTGGATACACCAGGCCACGCGGCGGCGGTCAAGGTACGTCCACGACGACATCAGATTGCCTCCGGTGGCAGTGGGATGACGCAGAGCGAGACGAGCGTCGCACGCAGCGAGGACACTCGAATGAGCACGATGGAGTCCTCGTTGCCGCCGACGTACATGCGACGAGGTCCGCTCGGCGTCGCCGCGACCGGGTCGAGCGTCGAGAATCGCGCGCCGCTCTCGATGACGTAGGGCCGCAGGACGTCGTAGTGCTCGGTGCCGACCTCACGACCGGGCAGCGTGCCAGCGTCGAGGGTCCAGGTCGCGCCGATGTCGATGGATGCGCCCGACTGCTGCTCGATGCTGATGGTCATCTCGGGGTGTGCAGTGCTCGGTGTCGGGCTGGAGAGCGCCACGCCGACCAGATGGAGCAGCTCGACTCCCGGCGGGCAGAAGTACGGCACGACGATAGAGCCGAAAAAGGCCGGCTCCTGGCTACGCCAGCCAACATCCCGATTCGCGCCGCTGGCGTAGCTCGCGGACTGGTAGACCGACGCGGGCGCGAATCCGCGCGCCTGGATACCTGTGAGATGATTGAGCGCGTTGGCTGCGCCGAGCAGTTGTCGCGCGGTGACAGCCTGCCACGCCACGACACTCGCCGCTGGTGGCGGTGCCCACAGAGGAGAGACTGGCGAGCCCATGTCAGACGCCCCACATGCAGATGGACATGATGCTGCGGGACGACAGCTGGTCAGGCGTCTCGCCCTGCACCCGCGACCACTCGTCGACCGCTCCTGCGCGTGACGGCTCGGGCCATACGCTGACGAGGATGGACTCCCACCCGGCGGGCATGTTGCGCGCGGTGCTCCGCTGCGTTGGCAGCCTAATCGATCCAGTCACCCACACCACGGACGCCCCGACAGGGACTGAGATGGCCGTCGAACGAAAGAACGGATCGCTGGTCGAGCCCTGGCAGTGGACGACGATGGTCTGCGGCAGCGTGCCCTGCTGCACGCGGACGTGGATCTCACACGTCCAGTCCTCGCGCGCCGTGTCGGCCCATACGAGCATCGGCATCACATGAGGCCATGCCACCATGTACCGTGACTGCGGGTCGGTCAGGGCCTCGTGTGCGAACCCGGACCAGGACCAGTAGACGTGCGGCGCTCCCTCTCTCATCGTCGGCAGACTGGAGAGCAGGCGCCGCCCCTGCTCGGCATTCAGCGATTGGTCAATGCTTAGCTCGGAGCCGTCGAACGGCTCGACCCAGTACGGCGACGTGAGCGCGGCCTCTGGCGGCAGCATCACGAGCACTGCGCCGACCTGGATAGTAGCAGGAGCCGCGCCGACGTCGAGGTACATGCGGATCGTCTCGTAGCCCGCCGCCGTGTCGATGGTGAGCGAGGCCTGCACGAGCGACCAGCTGTTGCCGATGGCCGTCGTCACGCTGTCGCCAGCGGCCACACTGTCCCATCGGACGGTCGACGTGATGGCCGTGCTGATGGCGTAGAGGTAGCACTCGACCGAGGTCGCGACCCGCGTCGCCGGGATGCGCCACTCGGCGACCTGGCGCTGGGTCGTGTCCGTGTAGATGCAGACCGACTGACCAGGAGCCGAGGCGCCCTCGACGGGGTACACCTGGAGCACGCGCGGCGTCGCCGAGCCGAGGCGACTCGCGAGCCAGTTAGCCGCTTCGCCAAGCGGCGAGATGCTCTGCGAGTCGAGCGACTGGCCAGAGAGCAGCAGCCCGACATCGGGCACGACTGGTGCGGCGGGGATGCTATTCGCCACGTGGCATCCTTCGGAGCGTCGCTCCAATGCGTGTCACGACGCGCGGGACTCCGGTCGCGTAGGTCGTGGTCATGCGTCGGTCCATGCTCGTCGATGCCTGGCAGCGATGCCGCCCGGTGATGCCGCCGACGTCGGAGCGGTAGACCGCCGACGCCGCCGCGACCTGCACGCCGTCTTCGACCTGGTCAGGGATGGAGTATCCGACGCGCGGGTCTGACCACTGCGGACAGAGCGTCACCCTCACGCCCGGCGCCAGGAATGGCGCGACGCGAGCGTGGAACACCATCTCCTCGTCTGCATATCCAGCCTGCGCGATGGGAACCCCGACGCCGCCCTGTAGCTGCGCCGACATCGTTAGCTCTCGCCACGTCGACACGAGGCGACCGGCGACGCGGCCTGACGACAGGTCGAGCGCGGAGCCCACTGTCTCCGTCGAGCGGTTCGCGACCTCGACGCCAGAGCGCATGATGAGCGTCCGTGGTGCGACGTAGCTTGCGGTCAGGCTACGCACACCCGCCGAATCGACCTCTAACTCCAGTCCGTCGAAACCGAGCCAGCGCATGAACGCGGTATCGGTCCACGTCAGCGACCAGCCCGTCGCCGTCGGCCATGAGGCGACGACTCGCCCGAACCCGTCGATGCACCATCGGATGCGGCGCGTGATGTTGTCGCGGGCGTCGTTAGTCCAGCGCTCGAGACACGAGGTCACGGCGTCGGCATCTCCGGTGCCAGGTGCCAGCATCACGGTCGGGATACCCTGGTGCGTGCCCCCATATAGTGCGGCATGGATGGAGGTCGCGCCTTTCGCAATCGTAAACTGCGTCGAACTGTCGAGATACGCAGTGCCTCTCGACCAGGGACTAGGTGCCGTCGCGACCTGCGCGCCTGCGGCGGCGACGCTGGTCACGACACCGCCCCATCCCCATGGATCAGACGCGCCTGGAGTGACGCTAAACGACCCCGAGCTGCCGCCGGTGAGTCGCACGTAGACCCGGCTCGCTGCATCGATGCCAGCAGACAGCGTGCCTGCGCCGCCCGCCGCAGTCCACTGCGCGGCAATCTGCGACGAGAGCGACCGAGCCGCCGACCAACCGTTCAGGAACGCGACGGCGTCTGGGTAGTGCGCCCCGTTGTGCATACTCGCAATGGCCGGGACTGCGACCACTGAGCCGCCGATAGTGAACACGGACACGCCAGCCCATGCCGATGCGTCGAGGCCTACGAGGAGTGCTGCGACTGTCATCTCACACCGCCACTGCGAGGCGCGGCTCGCTGATACCGCCGCGCATATCCTGGCGTCTCGTGGCCTGCGTCACGCCGCGCGTGACCACGTCCTCGCCGATGTAGACCACGACGGGTTGTGGCGCCCGGTCGGATGCTCGACCAGTCGGACCCGTATCAGCCGCGCTCGGGGTGCGCTCTCCGCCTCGGCTCCCACCGCCACCGCCACCACTGGCGGATGCGCTGCCGATCTTGCCCGCGCCGAGCGCACGAGCAGCGAGTGCGAGCGTGCCGCCCATGGCCGCCATGACGCCAGCAGCGGCGTAATACTGCGGCGCCGACGTGCCGAGCAGCGTGCCGCCGAGGATGAGCGCCGCTGTGCCCATGGCCGACAGGTAGATGGAATTGCCCAGCGCCTGCGCCGATAGCGCCGCCAGCGCGTTGCCGATGGCCCGTTTGATTTGCTTCGCCCCGGCGTCGCCGCTGGTGATGAGGTTCGTGACCATCGCGCCGAATGAGCTAGACACGGTCCCGGCGACCTGGCCAATGACGGCTCCGACGTTCGAGGCCGCGGCGGTCAGGCCCGTCAATGCGGCCTCGATGCTCTGGAGCATGCCGTCGAACGGGCTCGCCTCGATGGGCTGCGACATGATGTCGCCGATGGTGTCGTAGGCGAGTTGCGCTCCGGCCGTAATCTGGTCCCATGCGTCGCGATACGGCGCCGTGAATCTGGCCCACGCCTCGGGGTCCGGCTCTGGCACCATCGCTGCGGACATCGCATCGATGCCCCGGAGCGCCTCGGCCTCCATCTCGCGACGTGGCGACTTGGCGCCAGCGACAGCGCCGACGATTTCGCCGAGCGTCTGTGGCCTGGCCGCGGCCTTAGCGCCGCCAGCCCCCTCGGCTCGACCACCGAGCGCGCCCCTAGCAGCGCGCATCATGTCGACCTCTCGGTCGCGGAGCGAGTCGCCGACCTGTTTGATTCGGCGGGCCTCTTGGGCGAGGTCGGCGGCCCGCTTGTCGAGCGCGGCGCGGATGGCAGGGCCGGCCATCGTGCCCTCGTAGTCGAGGGCCGCCGCCTCGAAGTCGCGCATGAGCGCGTCACGGTCCTTTTTCAGCTGTGCGGCAGCCTCGCGAAGCTTCCCCTTGTCCTCGCGCACCTGCTGCAGCTCGTCGCCCACGATGGCCGACAGCATGTACCCACGACCGCCAGCGCCCATCGAGACGCCGGTCTGCGCCGACAGGAACGCCTCACCCATCTCAGTCATCGCCAGGCCTGCACGTCGCGCGGCCTCGGCCTGCTGGTCGAGGTACTGCGCATGCTCGCGAGCAAGCGCGGCCTGGTACTGCATCTCGATGGACGTTGACCGTGTGCTGTCCCCGAGCCCGGACATCGCGTCCCAGGCCGCCTTTGCGCCCTCGCCGATGGCCAACAGTAGTCCGGCGATGCCGAAGCCAGGCAGGATTGCGGCAGCGCGAGACAGGGCCGCGAACGCCTTGCCGAGGCCCTCCATCGCGACTTTCGCGCCGCTGGTCTGCTGCACGGCCTCGGCGGCCTGGGCGCCGAATCGTGCGACGGATGCTCCGGCCTGGGTCGTGGACTGAGCGACCTTGGTGCTCTCCGTGACCCAGGTGTTCATGATGCTGTCGAATCGACGCGTCTCGGTGACGACAGAGCCAAATGCGTTGGTCGTCTGCCGGATGGCGCGCTCTTGCTCCTGAAGCGCTCGCGTGCTGCGCTGCGTCGCCTGCTCCTGCTTCGAGATGGCAGTGGCGGCGGCAGAGGCCGACGATGCGACCGACCCGTCAGCGGCTGCAACCGCTCGCAGTTGCGCCTCGGCGACATCCGCGCCGATGACAGTGACCTCAATCTCGGTGCGTGCGAGCGCCATGGCGGTCAGTCTCCTCGGCCTGCACTCTATCCCACTCGGCCCGCAGTGTCAGCACGGCGTCGACCACCGACCCTAGCGTCGAGTCGAGCGCGCCGATGGGCTGGCCCGCATCCGACCATTGTTTCGCGCGCAGAACATGCGCGATGAACTCTGACCGGGCCATGTGGTCGAGGCACCACGGCGCACGCTCACCACCCGGCCAGAGTGACAGGCCTGGCACCCACTCTCCATGCGGCGAGTCAGGGTCGATGTCTACGGGCGCAATCTCGTCCGCGCCGTGTCGAGCTACGACGCCGCCGCACTGAGCATCGCAGTAGTGGACGTGTGCGCCGCGTCGCTCGGCATCGGCTCTCCTGACGAGCGCGCGCAGGATGAGCCCGCCTGTTTTCCCAAGTGGCTCCATCCGTCGATTCGGGCTGCAAGTTCCGCTCGCACCATGGCCCAATCCCGACCGAGCCCGCCGGGACCGTACAGGGCCTCGACCGGGTACATGCCGTCCACCGGGCGCTCATCGAACCCGTCGAGCGCGACCAGCCCGCGCCGAATCAGCTCGGCCTCGATGTGCGCCTGCGAGTCCGTACCAGCGGCGAGCAGAGCAGCGCGCCGCGCATCGGCGAACTCCCCCCCGGTCAGACCTCGAATGGTGGCGTATGCCACGCCGACCGGCTGACCACCGAGCACGTCCCACACACCCATAGGGTCGAGCGTCTCGTGGTACAGCGCGACGGCGAGACGCAGGCGCTCAGTGAGCGCGTCGGCCTCGTCGCCTGCGCCGGTGAGCGTCGATACGACGAGCGCCCGCAGGTCGGGGTCGCACATAAGCGGGATGCGGGCCAGGTCGCCCGCGCGACTCGCGCGCTGGAACGCCATGGGTCAGGCCACGAACCAGAGAACCCACGGCGTATTCGCGCCATCGGTGGGAGTCGTCGTCGAGCCGTCGCCCGCGTAGTCACCAGCGCGCAGCGGGACGACCTGGGTCCGGTCGTTTGCCGTGAAGGTATAGCCGGGGTCCTCGCTCGGCTCGACACTCCCGACCCAGACGCCGCATCCGTTGCCCGCGGCGTTCGCCCCAGCGGCGGAGAATCCGACGGTGCGCTTCTGCGAGAGGCGCAGCCAGTCGCGCACGTCGGCGCTCGTCGTGCTCGGGCTGTCGATGGTCATCGACCCGGTGAGCGTCGCCGAGGAGACACGCATCTCGGACATGCGCGACCGCGTACCCTGGTCGGACACCGGCACCAGGTCGAACTCGATAGACACAGACCACTCGCGCACGGGCAGCGTGGTAGCCGTGCCCGAGTAGGGCGCAGAGCTGGTGCTGTGGTCTTGGGTCACGAGCACCGGAGCGACCCGGGTACGCAGCGCCGTCGAGCCCGATGCACCGATCATGAGTGGTTCGGTCGGGGTCGCCACAGGGGCCATGACATAGGTTCCGTCGGCGCATCGCAGCGTCGGCACGATGTTGACGGCCCCGGTCGGGCCGGCGGTGATGTCGAGCTTGGCCAGTCGCGCACCGACGCCGATGACGGTGTCGTATCCGTCGCGCGGAGCGTACTGCACCGCGACCGAGCCACCATCGGGCACGGCGTCCGACGAGATGAAAAACTGATGGCAGAGGCGCACGGTCGCCGTGGACGCTGCCGGGATGCCGTGGGGCTCGACCGTCGTGACCGTGGCAGGCGCACCGGCTCCGACATCGCTGACTTTGACGCCGCGCAGTGTGCCGTCCGTCTGGACGACTGCCACGATGTCGCCGGGGAACAGCACGGCCGCAGACGGCACCGTGAACGTGTTTGCGGTAGCGTAGGTGGCAGTCACGGATGCACCCGGCGTGGCGATTTTGGCGCTGCAGCCGCTCAGGAGCAGCACGCCGAGGCCAGTGGCGCTAGGCACATTGGTCCCCATGCCACGGGCCTCCATCGGGATGCCGACGTCACCCGTGATGCTGCGGACTGGCCCGCTGGCATCGATGGCAGTCAGCACGCGCAGCGGCTGCCGGCCGCCCGCGAGCGTGATATCCGACCGCTCGTCAGTGGGCATCTTCAGCGCGGTCGATGCGCCGCTAAATCCGTCCTGGGTGACGCGCAGCGAGTACCACGTCAGGCCCGCGAGCGTGGCCGTGTCGAGCGCACGCGCATCGGTCGCGTCGACCGAACCAAACGAGGATTCCTCCGCGACCATACAGGTCGCTCCGTTGTTGATGCCAGTGCTCATGAGACCTCCCACTCGGCGCGAAGCCGTAGTCTGTAGATGGTGGCGTACCTGCCGCCGTCGGCGGCGGGTACGTCATACCGCTCGACGGGCAGGAGCGGATAGAGGCTCGTGGCGACAGCAGACCACGAGGTAGGCGGTGCAAGCGCGGTGACGATGCTCGCGCAGTCCTCGGCTGCCACGGACGCCATCAGATGCGGGTCGCGGTAGTCGCCGCGAGCGTATGTCACGCTGACGACCAGGTCGTGCGATGGATAGTGCAGGGTCAGGCCGACATAGCGCGGCTCTAGGATTCCCCCGACTGGCTCGACGAGGAGCAGTCGGCTCCGCATCCCGGCCTGCTCCTCCAGCGGCATCCAATCCTCGACCTGCGCGCGCAGGAACCGCACGTGCGGTCCACTCGTCGGGGTCACGGACTCGATCACACTGCATACGGTGTCGATGATGTCGGCGAGGCTCACTTGCGCCGCTCCCCCCGTCGCATCGCATCCGCGACGATGGCCCCGAATGACGCATCAACAGCTGGCGCGTCAGAGTCTGCGAGCCCGATCCATGGCCGAGCCGCATTGACCTCAGAGCCGTAGATTGCGGCCTCGCCAGTGAGGCCGATGATCGCCGACAGGCGCGTTGTCTTGCGGACGCGAAACTCGCGCATCATCTGACCGGAGAGCGTCAGGTCGACGAGTACGCCAGCGCGGCCGGACCTGCTGGTCAGGCCGAGCCTGGACGCTCGCTTATACTCGGCGTATCCGCCCGGATAATAGCGGCCGGTGATGACCCATCCTGCGCCCCGTGGCGCCCGGCCGCTTGCAGTCAGCAGCCTGCGAGGATGGCCGCGACCGTAGTCAGGGAGCCCGCCTTTGGGCCGCAGCCGCGCTGCAGTATCCGAGGCAAACGAGATGGTAATGGGTCGCGTGCTGTACGGTGCCAGCGAGTTGCCGTCCTCGCCGATGCCTCGCACCTGGGTGCGCTCGACGATGATACCTCGCACGGACACTGCGAGCGCCTCCATCGCCTGCACGTCCCAGACGGACGTAGGGACGGTGCCGAGCGGCCGGACCTTGATGCTCATCGCGGGTCGTCCATGCGCGGACGGTCCACGACGGTCGGCAGCGATTGGCGCGCGAAGTCGACGAGCGCCGCGTTCTGAACGTGGCTCATGGGCGTCGCACCGATAGCCGCCGCCTCTCCAGGCTGAAGCACGCCGTCGTTGTTGTAGTCGAGCATTTCGAGACGCTGGAAGCATCTCCCAAGCTCGGCGTCGAGCTCCTCGGCGATGGTGGCGCGCAGCTCGGGCCGAGGCTGGCCACGCCCGGCCATGTCGTCGAGCAGCGTCAGCTGCGTCAGGAGCAGATGCGCCCGGCGGAACTGCTCGCCGGATACCTGGTCCTCCCATGTGCCATTAGGCAGCTCTGGCCGGATCCGCCGAATGAGGGTGTCGAGTGACGTGTCGATAGCATCCTGATACCCGTTAGTCCCGGGCTGGTACAGCGTGCGCGCCCAGTTAGCGCCGCGAAGTACCTCGCCGTCGGTCAGGCCCGTCGCAAAGACCGACCAGACCACGGCGACCGGCTCGCGTTCCACACGCTGGATCGTCGTCTCGCCGGACACCGTCGCCGAGTACGCGAACTGGAGCAGCACGGGGCGCTGCGGCGTCGCCGGGATGGCGATGGCCGGGATGCTCGCCTGCCAGGTCAGGAGTTGGATGAGGCACTCGACCGCGTTGACCTCGCGCGGCAGTGGCTCGGAAAGATAGGTGTACGGATGCTCGACGCGGATGATGCGGACTGCGGCCTGCCCGTAGGCCTTCTCTCCGATCCACGCCTGGATCGGGACTCCGGGGACCATGTGGGGCTCGCCCGACGACCACAACGTCGTGAGTCGCGTCCGCGTCGAGTCGATGGCCGAGATGCTCGCGCCTGACTGTCGAGCCATGGCGTAGCTGACCGCGCCCGTCGACCAGTAGAGGGTCGCCGTCACGGACTGCGGCACGATGCCAGCGGCCCCAGGCTGCCAGGATAGGAGGTACGGCTTGCCGATGATGAGCTTGCGCATGGTGCCTCACTATACACCGACGCGGGCGGCGTCGGCATCGGTGGCTCGTGGGATGCCGAGCGCATTCGCGGCGGCCATCGGCATCTGCACCCAATGGTGGCGGCAGTTGTAGCCGCCTCCAAAGAAGACCGGCGGCATCCCAGGCATGCCATTGTCCATTGCGACCACCTGGTCACGAGTCCAGGCGAGTCCGTAGACCTCGCGGCAGAACTTGCGCTGGAGGCCATCGACAGGCCCGGCATAGACCCATGCGAGCAGACTGCCGTCAGGGTCGGCGAATCGAGCGGTCGTCGCTGCAGCGTAGCGATCAAACGCAGCCGTCTCGGTCCTGACATCCGTCTCGATGGGCGCGATGGCCGACTCCAGCGACGCGCGCAGGCTTGTGCTCGCCGACGACCACGAGTCAGCGAACAGCGCGGCGTCGAACGACTGCAGGATGCGGAGAGCGAACGGCTCTTTGACGACCACACCCCAGGTGTCTGCCGCATTGCGGTATCGGCTTGCCATGGCAGCCTCGAACCCCGCGGCATCGAATCCTGGGTCGAGCAGTGCGAGGCCTGCACGCTCTGCCGTCCGCATCGCCTCGCCAGAGAGACGCTGCAGCTCATCCCGCCACGCCTCTTGCGCTGCGTCCATGAGCGGGTATCCGTTGTCGTCCGTGATCTCGTCGAGGATGGCGATGACGTCTGACAGCTGCGCGCCGTACAGGTAGACGCGAGCATCGTCGAGAGTCTCGCCGCCGAGATAGTCACGCAGGCCGCCAGCCAGTCGATCGGCGACCTCGCGCAGCATCGCCGCGACCTCGGATGCGGCGTCGTCTGTGACGTCGACTCGGTCACGGATGAGACGCTCGATGCCCGCTGGCAGGTCGCCACGCGCGAGCGTGATACCGCCGATACCACCGCAGCACCAGTCGACGGTGCGCGGCATCAGCTACCCCGGCGCTTGCGCGCCTTGGGCGGCTGCTCGGGGATGGAGATGGAGTCCGTCTCAGGGTTATGCGGCGTCGGCTCACAGACCGCCGCCACGAAGCCGTTGACGGCGTCGACGACGGCCTGGGGCACGTCGTACTCAGGCACGAGACACGGCCTACCGTCTACACCCTCGACGAGCTCCGCGTACCGGGCTACGTCAGCCGGGTCTAGCTCGTAGACGCCGGGCGCGCTGATGCCGAGCACGGGGATGCGCGTCATCTGACTCGCCGGGGTGTAGCGGTAGCGTGGCATCAGGCAGCGACGGCCGTGACGAGGTAGCCGAGATTGCTATCGCAGACGATCTCGTCCGTGTAGCACTCGCCAGCGACGAGGCGCCCCTTGGCCTGCGGCGGCTCGCTGATGTGCTCCGACACGGCGATGGGCAGGGTAAGCCCGTCCATGCTGATGCCGGCCGCACCGACGCGGTCCTCGACGATGAGCAGCGCGCCGACCGGGCGCACCATGACGTCGGAGCCAGCAACGCCGACGTCGGCGTCCTGCAGGCACCCAATCCAGAACGCCTTGCCCCACAGGTACCCGCCGCTCGGGGTCAGACCGGGAGCTGCCGTGTTGCTGCGCGCCGAGCCGACCAGCACGCGCAACCCGAACAGGGACTGGATGCGGCCGATGGCGTCCGCCTCGGTGAGCAGGTCGGCGCGAGCCGCACCGCTGCCGACGACGGCGACGCCCTGGGCCTGCAGGCACCGCCGGTATGCGTCGATGACCTGCTGGCCGAGGATGATGGTATCGGGGTTGCGCCCGTAAGCGTTTTCTCGAGCGGCGACCATCGCAACATCGATGTCCAGGTCCGGTTTGGCCGTCGTGTAGCTGCTCCACTGGATGCCGCCGCCGCCCAAAGCGGCGAGCGCGGCGTCCGGCCAGTTGCCCGTGGAAAAGAACAGCGTGGCCAGGCGGCTCTCCATGTCGAGAGCCAACTTGCGGCCGATGGCGGCGGCCTCGCGCGACAGCAAGTCGCTCGGGAACTGCGAGCGCTCCATCAGCTTGTCGGGGATGACCGCCGACGCCAGCTTATACTCCTCGCACGTGAACGACACCGTCGTCGGGTCGCCAGCCTGGGTGCGGGGGTAGTCGGCGGTCAGCGAGGTCCGGAGATTTGTGGGCGAACCCATGAACGAGGCGCTCGACTCTACGAAGACCTTGCCGTGGTAGCTCGTGGCGGGGACTCGCGCCTGGGGCATGCCCGACGCGACGAGCCGCAGCTGCTGCGCTGCACCGATGGCAGCGCCGGACAGGAGCGGAGAGACGACGTTGACGGAACTGAGACTGGGCATGATGTGCTCCTGTTAGGCGATGTCGATGGGGCCATGGATGGAGATCGAGCAGAGCGCACCATCAGCGGTCGCTCCCGTCGAGGACTTGCCGGCGAGCAGACGGGCGAACGCGCGGTCGCCGGACGCGGCAGCGGCGAGCTTGCCGCTGGCGTTCGTCGTCACGAGCGACCCGGCGGCGATGACCGCGCCCGCCGTCGCGAAATCGCAGACTCCGTCAACCTGCACCGCGAGCACCTGGCCGTCGGTCGCGGACTCCAGCGCAATGCCGACGTTCGCATCGGCGGTCGCCGTCGTGCCGTCATCGGCAGCCGCCACCTGGGGCAGGCCACCGGAGAAGCCGACGATCTTGACCACCTGGCCGGCGGTGATCGTGCCGCTGGCGACGAAGTTCGGAATGTTGCCCTTGCTGCCGTAGCTCATTTGGGACTCCGGATGAGGTTGAGTTTTGCGTTGGCCTCGGCGGCCTGCGCCGCGCGGGGGTCAGTCTCGGTGCGGGCGGCATGTCCGACCACCTGGGTCGGTCGCGTCGCCGGGATGTGGCTCAGGACCAGCGCACGGTGCTCAGGGGCCATCGACAGCAGCGCCTGACGCGCCTCGGTCGTGATGATCTTGCCCGCCAGCTCGGCCGCGTCGACCTCGGCGACCGCAGCGACGCGAGCCGCCTCGGCCTCCAGGGCTGCGACACGAGCCGCCAGCGTGGCGGCGCTCTCTGCCTGTGCGCGGTACGTGTCTCTCTCCAGCGCGAGCGCGTCACGCTCGGCTCGGACGCTGGCGATCTGGTCGAGCAGCGTGTCACGCTCTCGGGTCAGCGCCAGCACGTCGCCCACGATGGGGGCCTGCTGCTGTGCCATGTCGGCACCTCCTGTGAGGCTCGTGGCCTCGGCTGCGGCGCGTGACAGCGCCAGTGGATCGAGCGAGTCCTGGCGAGGCGTCGCAGTGAGCGACACGCTGTGCAGGATGCGGCCCGGCATGTCAGCGCCCGTGCGAGGGTCGCGCGGCGCGCCGAGCAGCGTGGGGCTCAGGTAGTAGACGCCGGGGTTAGCGGCGAGCAGGGCTGCGCCTGCATCGGTCCACTCGGGCGTGCCGTAGAGTCCGCGACCGGGCTTGCACTCCAGCGCGGTCAGACGCCCGTACAGCGTCGGCGACTCGCCAGCCTGCGAGCGATAGAGAGCATGGCCCATGTCGATGGGCACGCCGTAGCCGAGCGCCGATGCGCTCGTCGCGATGTCGCGGCATAGCTGCTCGGTCACGTCCAGCAGGTGCTCGCCCGTATAGGCGTCGTAGAGCGCGCCCTCGCGGAGCAGCTGCACCTGACGACCGCGGGTCAGACCCTCGACGGGCGGAGCATGCACCGGCAGCGACTCCAGCACCAGGCCACGCGCCAGCGACATCGGAGGCGACGCGATGGGCCGATAGGTCGTGACCTCCTCGACGGCCTCAGGCTCGCCGAGCACCAGTCGGCCCGACTCGTCACGCGAGTAGGTCAGCCGATAGTAGCGGTCCTCGTCCAGACCACAGACCTCGGCCACGACGCTGGACTCGTCGATCGTGTCGTCCTCGAGTCGCACCCAGCAGTTGGCCGCCTTCTCGGGCGGCACGAGGCCCATGAGCCGAGCGTGCGCCGCCGACCGCAACTCCTCGACGAACTCGCCGAGCGACTGGCCAGGAGCCGTCGCAATGGTCATCGACATGACAGTCTCTCCTGCGGCCTCCATGCGGCCGCGCCTGGATTTCTCGCGCTCCACCCATTCGCGGCCTGGGTCGCCGCCCCACAGCAGCCACGCGGTGAGCCACGGCGTCCCGGCCGTATCGCCATCGGGCCGCGTCGCATCATGGCGAGCGAACCAGGCGGGTGCCTCGACGGTGAGCCAGCGCACCGACTGCGCCTCACGAGCAGCGATGGAGCGCGCCCGGCGGATAGTCTCAGGCCTGAGTCCGTCGCCGCCCTGGCCCGCGTCGTACATGCGCAGCCCACGACGGACGGCAGAGGCGACGGCCTCGGATGGCACTCGGCGCAGCGGCATCAGCCCTGACCTACGACGGCAGATGGAGTCAGGATACCAGACGGCGGAATGGCAGCAGGCCGGACACGCTGACCTCGCGGTCGCGCGCTCGGGTCCTCGGCTGGCATCTCGACCGCCGCTCGCACCGCGTCGCGCACGGCGTCGTCAGGTCGGAGCAGGTCCGCAGACACGAGGCTCGGCAGGACGCTCAGATAGCGCACGAACGCCTCCGACGCGAGCCCGGCCGCCTTCATGCGCGGCATCAGCGCATCCGGCACGTTAGGCCCGAACTGCCAGCGGACAGCGCGGCCAATGTAGCTCTGCATCCCTCGGCAGATGTCGTCATCGACCGCCTGCGCCGCATCATGCGCCGCGCTCATCTGCGTCTCAGAGAGCGAGTACGACCCCGAGGCGTTGGCGGTGCCGAGCATGAGCCATTGCGCGCTGGCCACGCTGAGGATCTGCCGGTCACGCGCGTCGATGATGGCCTGTACCTCGGCCAGGTTGCCCAGCTCTCCGCCGAACGTCGCCAGCTCAATCCATGGCGGGACCATCAGATAACTCTGGTCATGCGAGATGTAGAGCTGCAGCGTCTGCTGGTATTTCTCCAGCTCGGCCTGTACGAACGCAGGAGTCTCGGGGTTGCCGAACTGGCGCGACACGTCGGGCAGGAGTCGAGCGACCGGCGTAGGCGTCGCCCATCGACGGACGCCCGCGATCAGCTGCTGCTGGAGCGTTACCACATCCCGGTACAGCGGCTCGACCGAGCGGAGCATGCCCTCGCCCGAGTAATCGTCGTGCGCCACTGCGCCGCAGACGTACACCAGCAGCTGCGACGCCGGGATGACGCGGAACGTCCCATATCCAGCGGTCGGACGCTGCTCGACTGCGGCCAGCCGCCCGTCGCCATCGACAATCCAGCGCGCAACCGAAGTCGCGTCACGCGGCAGGAGCGGCGTGTACCACACACCGCCGACCTGTACCGGGACCATCTCCCAGACCGCGAAGCCCTCTAGGTGCGCTTGCAGCAATTGGCGCAGCACCACCTGCCACTCGGTGCCGAGCGGACTCTGCGCACCGATACCGAGACACGCGCGGATGTGGGCGGCGTACTGCGCGGCCTGCGGCGAGTCGTCGGCTGCAGTCACGGACCAGGTCGCAATCTCGCAGAGTCCGCGCCAGGCAGTCACACCAGACTGGACGCTCCAGTGCGTCATAGCGCGCCGGAATGCGGCGATGCGGTCGGGGTTGGCCTGCAGGCGCCGATTGTGCTCGTAGGCAGAGCCGTAGATGCCCGCGCCACTGTAGCCGCCGCCGACACCCATCTCGGTGCTCGGGCGCTCAGTCGCGTCTCGCAGACGCGCGCTCTCGGCTGTGCTGACGACTCCGTACATGGGCGCAGGGTACAGCCGCGCACCCGATGCTACAAGTGGCAGCATCGATGCTGCTATCGGCAGACTATCAGCAGGCTATCAACGCGAGTCGCGCTCCTGGCCGATATGCCGTGACGGCGCAGCGCGCACCGGAGCGATGACCGACGCGAGCGCCAGCTCTGGCAGATGCCACAGCACGCGCCGCGCGCCGTATCGCAGAGCATCGACCGCGTGGTCGCTGATGCCGTCCTTCATCGGCTCCTCGCGACCCCTGACATCCCACCGATACGCGAGCAGGGACCGATGCAGCGATCGGCCTGTCTGGTCGCGCGCGCCTTCCTCGGCGAGTCGAGACGACACCAGCAGGCGGCGGCGCTCCATCGCCAGTCGCATCCGATTCAGCGAGGCGACGACCGAGCGGCGCTCGGGGATCGTCTCGACGACCGGCCGCAGCCCGAGCCCCTCGGGCGGATGCAGCGAGATGATGTCGAGGTCCGAGTGCCCAGTCTGCGCCGATGTCGCCGCGCCAGCTGGGTCCGCGACGACCTCGTCGATGGGGATACGACCGCCAGCGATGCGACGCGGAGCGGCATCACGAGCGATGCGCGCGCAGAACGCGCCGACCGTGATGTGCGTCCCGGTGCTGTACCACTCGCGCATGACGACCCACCGGCCGCGCTCGGCGTCCTCGGCGAGCAGGAGCGCGTGCGGGTCCCGTGCGCCGAGGTCCATCGCGAGCACAGTCCGCGTCTGCGAGTAGTCCGGTGACCAGTCGGTGAGCACGCCATCGGGAGCCAGTCGCGCGACGTACTCCTCGACGATCTGCCCCTCTGGCGCGTACTCCTCGCCATCGAGCATGGCCCGCGCGTGACGCTCAGTCATCGCCGCGCGCAGCCGCGATTCGTACTCGGGATCGTTGTGCGTGTTGTCGCGGGTCTTGGGCCGCCAGGTCAGACCGCCCGACTTCGCGGCCTCGCTGACCCACCAGGTGCTCACAGGCAGGCCCGACGCTACGACGAGCGGCGAGCACACTCGCCCGGTAAGGTCGACCGCCTGCACACGGGTCCGCTCCTGCCAGACCGTCCAGTACCGCGAGTCGATCTGCTGGCACTCGTCGGCGATGATGGCGTGCAGATTCATGCCCTCGATTGGGCTGCCACCGATGCGAGGGTCGCCGGACGTATCCAGGTGACGCAGCCGGACGACCGAACCGGACGGCCACCGGAACTCGGTGTCGGTCGCTCGCCACTCGCCGCCTGCGCTGCGTGCCAGCGACGAGATAATCGGGAGATGGATGTCGCGCAGGCTCGGATAGGAGTCCATCACGAGCGCGATTTCTGCGCCCGGCCTGGTCGCGGCGAGCAGGCACGCAGCGGTGCCGACCAGGACCGACTTGCCCGACCCCTTGCCGCCAGCCCATGCGTAGCAGCCGCCACTCTGCCGCAAGATGCAGCGCAGAGCCTCGGCCTGCCAGGGCAACGGCTGGATGTCAGCGAGGGAGAGCGCCGCCATGGTCTGTCAGTACCTGCATGATGAGCCACGCGACATCGATGCACTCGACAGGCGCCGTGCGTCCCTCCATGCGTCCCTGGGTCGCATACAGCGCGGCGTCGAGCAGTTCCTGCAGGCAGTCGATGTAGGCCGCCCGGCCGTTGTTGGTGCACAGTTCCGTGCCGTAGTGAGCGCGGCCTAGCTCTCGCCGAGCGCGGAGCATAGACTGCAGCTGGCGCCGCTGCTGCTCTGTCCGCTGGGTCGTGTCGACGTAGACCATGAGCGCATCGGTCACGCTGCGACCGTCGCCAGTCGGCGCTGGCTCTTCGATGGCCGCGTGTGCCACCAGGTCCCTGAGGTCACCTTCCATCGCTGCTCCCTCCTTCGCCGGCCAGGCGCTCCAGCACAGTCCGGACGCCGTCCTGTGGACTCGGCGCGGATACCTCGACGCGGGACTCGACGCGGCGTCCGTAGTCGGCCGGGTGTCGGCGCTCGAGGAGCCACGCTGCGGCCTGCCACTGGCCACCCTCGGCTGCCTGCCTGATGACCTGCAGGGCGCGCGAGATGCAGTCCGCGTCCGCCCTTTTTAGGTCCGCCAGGAGCGCCGCAAATGGCGCCTCGCCAGCCTCGCCACGCTGTCGCCACTCACGTAGGGTCGATGCTCCAATGCCGACAGACTGTGCAGCGGCCTCCCACGTCGCGCCCAACTCGACCGCCTCAATGAGGCCCGACCTCACTGCCGGCCGTAGCTTAGTTGGCCTCGCCATCATCGACCCCAGTACGTGTGCTTGATCCGACCGAGCACGCGCCGCCCACCACGAGCAGCGCATGAGCCGGGTCTATCGTATCCGCCACAGTACCATAGAGCGTCACGTGCCCACTCGGGCACGTCGAGGGTGTCGGTCACGAACCGCACGCCGAGCTCGACGTGCCGCCATGTCAGCGGCCAGCGGCAGCCGTGCGCGTGCTGACCGGGCGACCAGAGCGCGGTCCAGAGCGTGCCGTCGTAGCGCGCCCACCCGCGTCGGTCGAGCCGGGCCCGGGTGCGCACGACCTGGAGCACGACCGCGCCGTCGCGGTAGTCGCGGCCGGACTCGGCGCACGCTGTATCGGCTGCTCCGATGATGAGTAGCAGGGACTGGACGATGCCGAGCGCGGTCATGCCGTCACGACCCGGTACAGCAGCCCCAGCGCGCCGATCGCGAACACGATACTCATGGCTCGAACCTCCTGACGCCGCTCCCGCTCCCTGACGAGGCCATGGTCAGCGGCATGATGCACCTGCGTCGCTCGCATCCTCGACCGTCAGATTCACGTCGATCCACCGCATGATGGACATCCCATCGGGACGCTCTGGATTCAATTGAGCGCGCCACATGTGCGCCACAGCCCCAGCGACGATGTCCTCGCCGAAGCGCGTCCACCGCGCGAGAACGTGCCGGGCGTAGTCGTCGACCGTCACGCCGGGCTGCGAGCCCCCGGGTGCCGAGGCCATCGCGTGCGAGGCGGCGAATGTCATGCGCTGGCGCTGCATTGCCGCTTGCTCATGGTGCGGCCCTCTCGTCCCCGAACTTGTGCGGGCCATCGTGAAGCGCCACACGGATGCACCCGGCCTCGTCCGACTGGCGCCGATGGTCGCAGCATCGCGCGTGCTGTGGGCGCGAGATGCCGCAGGGGCCATCGTGCGCGAACTCGCGGTTGCAGATGATGGTCACCCCGTCGCCGAGGTCGATGAACTTCATGCAGTTCGCCACTGCTACCCTCCCCACTGCAGCCCGCGGGCTACAAAGCTGTTGATTTCGGTGACGCGCACCGTGCGCCGGCAGACTTCCCTACTCATGGCTCGAACCACCTGACGCCAGTGAGCCGCCATCCGATGCTATCGACCTCGGACGCTCGCACCGTGCGCCGGCCGACGCGAGCCACATGCTCAGCGAGTAGGGCAGGACTGATGCGGTAGCAGTGGTCCCAGGCCTGCAGGACGATGAGCGCCAGGCCGGCGCATCCGGCGACCAGCTGCAGCTCTCGCCACTGCCGGGGCTGGAGCGCACCGCCCTCGACGCCTCGGCCCGATGGGTCGACGCCAGAGTCCCACGAGTCCGGCCCCGAGTGCGTCTTGGCCTCCAGCGCAATGTGCCGCCCGCCACCATCGTGGCCCACGAAATCGACGCCCTGATACCCGTCCCAGGCGGCGCGGAACAGGTGTCGGCCACGGACATCGACCGACACCCGGCCGAGCACTGAGACGGGCGCTCCGACGCGGCGCATGTACGCCACGCCGTCACGGGCAAGAGTCTGGTGGTATGCGTCGAGCCAGTCCTCCAGACGCTCACCGCGTGCTCGGGCCGCGCGACCGACCTGGCTACGATTCAGGAGCGGCAGGGTCATCCGCTCACCTGCCCCGCGAGCCCGCTCAGGTCATCCCGCGCCGATACAGGCGCCCCGCTCTCGATGATTGCGCGGGCGGCATCAAGTTCGGCCTGCAGCCGCGCGGATTCGGCCCGCAGCGCGTCGCGCTCGGCCTCGGCTGCGTCCAACCGGCGGATTAGTTCATCCGTCGCATTGGGCAGCGAGTCGACCCCGGCCCGTTTCATCGCGACCAGTGTTGGCCCGATGACGCGCTCGATTTCGGCGCGGTTGTGCGCGTCGCGTGCCTCGGCCTCTTCGGCCCGGCGCTCGGCATCGCGCAGGCGCTCGTCCGCCACCGCGTCCGCCTGCGGGTAGAGGACGGTGAACGGGCCGAACTCCTCGACGTAGCTGATCGGTAAGGCGTCGGCGCCGCGCGTGTCGTCGTCGCCACTGACATCACACGACGGGTCGTACAGCACCCGCGCCTTTTCCGTTCCCCGCAGCCAAATCGCCCCGTCACGGTCGGCGAGCACATCGCCGAGCTTTCCGTCTCGGATGTTCATGCAGCCTCGCTTTCGTTGCCGACCTGCCGGACCGCCCTGATCACGCACGGCCGCCCCGTTTCGGCCTGTCAAAAGTCAGCGCACTCGACGACCGCGCGCAGCGCGGCCCGTGCGGCGTCGTCGTCCTCGAATCCCTCGACCTCGGTCCCGCGGCCCGTGTTCCTGATGACAACGTCTGCTTCGGGGAACTCGGCGATGATGGCATCCTCGAGCGCTTCCACGTTGGCGCCGTCGTTCAGAGTGTCGAGGTCGATACGGATGGTCTTGTTGCTCTTGGTCTGCATGGTGATTTCTTTCTTGGCTGTGGCCATCATCAGGCGCCGCATCACGGCGCGACGGGTTGCCCCGTTTCGGCCTGTTACATCCCGACGTGGGCCGCGACGATGTCCGTGATCATGCGCCGCGCGTCAGAATTGGTGAAATAGTGCAGCACGAGCTGCATATCGTCGGCCTTGTCAGGCTCTCCAGCCGCGCGGAGAGCCTTGATGCGGAGTTTCATCGTAGCCTTGAGGGCGGGAGGCATCGTCGGCTGCTTGTTCATCGTCCTTGCCTTTCGTCGGTGGGCGCTTCGTGCGCCGTTCATGTGCAAAGAATACCCGGGCCCTTCATCAAAGACAACAAGAAATTGTCATGCCGGATACGATTCCTACTCACCCAATTCCGGCAGGACTTCCGCAATCCTCGCGGCGAGCTGCGGCGGCATCGGACGGATGCCGTTGACCGTCCGGTGCAGGTTGCCCTTGTCCATGCCGAGGGCCGCTGCAAGGTCGGAGAGGCTGCGCGGCCCGGGGCTCTGCGCGGTCTTGCGGGCGCTGAGGGCTTCGGCGATGCGCTGGGCCAGGGTCGGGTGGTCGGTCATGCGTCTGCCGCGCCGGTCCAGTCGCCGCACTCATGGCAGTGCGTGTCCTCGGGGCCAAAGAACCGATGTCCGCCCTTGGCGCAGTTCCACCCATCATCGACTACCCACGCGGCCGCCGCGTTGAAGTGGCAGCACGGGTCTTCGCCGGTGCCCGACAGAAGACCGCCATCGGCCAGCGTGTCCCATTCTCCGGGCACTACCAGTCCCAGCCGGGACGCGGCCGTCCACGGGGTTTCGCCGTTGCGCGTCTCGACGTCGATTTGCACTGCAGTTCCGGTCGGGCCGAACGCCTCTGCGCCGTCCGCGTCCGCGTTGCAGGTCATCCAAAGGCTGCCGTGGCTGTCGAAGAAGTAGGTTTCCATCATGTCCTCCTGCGTTGTAGACGCCCGGCGCCATGCCGAGCGGACATCAATCTGTTGGCCATCATCAGGCGCCGCATCACGACGCGACGGGTTGCCCCGTTTCGGCCTGTTACGCCGACGTATGCGCCCATCTCGCCAGAGAGTTCGATGTCGCCGAGCGAACCGAACACCTCGGCCAGCGCCTCATTGAGCAGCTCGCCGCTGCCTGCAACATAGAATTCCGCAGTCTCGACGGAAACAAGGTGGTGCACGCCAGCAGCGCGCTCGACCGCGCAATGCCGGATAACAGCGTGCGGGAAGGTGGAGCGCAGGGAGTCGAGCCCTGCCTGCTCGGACTTGCTGATGGGGCTGAGGTCGGACATCTTGGGGAAGTTCATCTGGGCTCCTTTGTTCTGGGCGCTTCGTGCGCCGTTCATGAACAAAGAATATCAGCGACCCCGGCAGAAGACAACAATAACTTGTCATGCCGATGTCGATTTCTCTGCGCCCACGAACGGCCGGCCCGTGATGCTGCCTGGCTGCACATGACGACCGACGGGCCAGATGGATTGCGCCGTGCACTCGGAGGCGAACCCGCTCCGAGGAGCGCATGACCTGTCCCGGCTGCCGCTACGCAGTCGCCGTGCCGGCCGCTCGCACGACACCAGGACTCCGCTGCGGACAGTCGTCCGCTCCGTCGTAGTCGCTCGGATGGATTGGCCCTGCGGCAGCGGAGTACCGGCCGCCACCCAGCGTTCGAATGCAGCCCGCGCCACCGCCCGATAGACGCGAGCGTCCCGGTACTGATTGTTCCACCTGTCCGACCTGGCAATCTTGATGGTCACCTGGCCGGGGCTGAGCGGCGAGTATCTGCAGATGTGCGAGCCGGTGCTGTCGAGCTCCAGGCCGGTCCTGGCTGCATGCCACTCGACCGCCAGCCGGTATGCGGCCGAGTACGCAATATCCAGCTGCCTGCATAGCGCGTCGAGCCGCGCAAACTCATCCGACGACGTCCGCATCTTCCACC